CCACCCATTGCCCAACCTTCTGCTTCCTTACCGGCATATTTGCCTTTAGGATCACTAAACTCTTTCACACCGTTGTACCACTTCTCGGCAGTATCCCAGTCCCCACCTTGGAGCACGTTCAGCCACTTGGTCTGGCCTAAACGATTTTGCAAGAAGTAATCGTTATTGAATCGTGTCTTTTCTAGACAATCTTCAAATGTTTTCAATCCAGTCTTGGGACTGTGAATGTGATCACATGCCCATGTTGGAACGTCTAGCATCATGGACCAATCAGCAGTTAGTTCAAGCCACTCTAAAATATTTTGTCGTGTCTTGTTTGCAGCGGGGCCTTCGAAGTTGAGCCAATCAAACTTTAACACACCCTTACCAATTTGGTATCCACCGGAGTCTCCCAAGATCATTGTGTTAGCACGATCTCTCTGTTGAATCATCGACTCCTGTGTCATGCTCTTATTCAAATCTAATTGTGCATGACCTGCTGAATATAAAGCATACTTGTAGGTAAAGTAGCCTTGTTCGGGATTTAAAAAGTTCATACCTTCAATGCCACGATCGAATCCTGCAGGAATACGATCGTTGGGTACAAATTCTTCTAATCGCTGTTTAGCAACGTAGGTACTATAAAAAGAACTAATAGCAGGTAAGTATACCGCATAGTCTTTTTGTAGTGGAGTTAAATTGACTGGTTCTTTCATATTAGGCCGCTTGTGCTGGAATGATATATTTGTATGATGCTAGGCCGCTGTCAAGAGTAATTTGAATAGCACCTTCATTGCTCAACGACATCTTGGTGTTGTTGACATCTGCAATCTTAAGAATACTTAAGATTGGCATAACAGGCCAAGTCCAACCACGATCAAGTTTGCCTACAACGTTTTGTGCAAATATAAACTCACCTGCGTGTGTTGATGCATCACCAAAGATAAACTTTAGGTTGCCACCGTCTGTCTTTGCCAAGAATGTTGGATGTTCGTTATGAGCACCTGCTTGGAAGTTAAAACGTTGAACTGCGGATACAGTTGGCTCTAGTTCTACATCCCACTTAACTCCACGGAACTTGACAGTCTTCATCTTTTCGTTGATAATTTCAGCATTCATAAAACGATAGTCGTTTTTAAAATCGCCGTCTTTGTTTTCAAAGTGTAAGCCTGTTGGAATTGTTTCACCATTGCGATCTGCTGTGGTAATAGAAATTTTAGCATTTTCTTTGTATTCAGCACCATCTAACAAATATTTTAATTTGTTTAATTGTGGCATGCCAAACACACCAATCATGTCTGGGTACGGATTAGCAGTTTCTGCCTCCATAATCACTGAACGGTCATCGGCCATTGAGTTGATAGTTGTGCCTTTGTCTGTGCCTGTGACTTTAACTGTGGTTAAGAAGCCTAGGTTTTGTGTGTGTGACACGATGTCTTGTAAAATATCTTTCATTGAAAGTTCTCCTGTATATTAAGATTATATTTAGATCTAGAGTAAAAAGCAACCGCAATTTACTCAAAGTCAAACAATTTTGCGAATGTATTATCACTGCGAGTTGAACTGATGTCCCATTCCAAAACACCAATCAAGTTTTCTAACTTTTCATCGATAACTGCATTTTCCATTTCAGCATCGTTGAAAGGCAAGTCCTTAAACCATTGAGGTAGTCTAAGTTCATCTACGGGGTAGGCTACTGATGTATACCCCATTGGATTATCTTTGACCTTACAAACGATCACTTTAGCACCGTCGGTAATTGCCACAGAGTATTTGTCATCCATCATACGTTTTAGTGTATTCCAGTTAAGACTTGCACGAACGTGTCCGGGCATGTTAGTCTTACCTGCTTTCTTTTCTTTAGCAGCGTACTCTGTAATGTTGTTGGCACGTTTAGGTGATCCTTTCTCCCAACCTGGTCTAGTCTTGAACTCAGTTCGAAAGTTAGTGATATATTCCAGCACATCTTCTTTGGTGCCGTTATTTAAAACCTTGGTCAAGACTTCACTTAAGAAGTCTTGGATAATCACAGGAGTATCACTGCGCTTCAGATCTAAACCCATGGCCTTGATCTTGCCCGGCTTACCGTCTACGTCTGCACGTTTGCCTTCTTTGTCATAGTAAAGCACAGCATATCGTTTCTTAGTAATGAATAAGCCACGACTGGCAACAATTTCACGACCAGCTTTAATAACTTCACCACGAGTCTTAGGACAGTGAAACGCATCCTGCATGAACTTAGGAAATGTTGAGTTTACTTCTTCACCGATGGTGTCATAGAGTTCAACAACACTTTCTTTTGTCCACGGCAGAGCTCCTCGATCTATTTCTTTCTTAAGGGTGGTGTAAGCCGAAAAATAACAAGAGTCTGTATCACCATAGATAATTGCTTTACCTGTGTGATTGTTTTCGCCGGTAATGATCTCATTGACTTTGCCAGCCATATGCTTGGCAATGGCACGACCTGTTAGCGTGGTACTTTGTCCAATACGGTTATCAAAGAAGCGGCAACCTGGATTCAAAATAGCACCATACAAACTGTTTAAGTTAATCTTCTTGACCAACTGACGCTTGTCCCAGTATTCTTCTTCAATCTTGTTGCCAGCTGCAATGCAGTCTTTGAGTTTGGCCTGCATGTCTTTACGTTCTGCATACCAACGCTTGAGCAAGCCCGGAATAATACCTTCTTTTTCATAAGTGAAAATAGTTCCGTTGGCACTAACCATCCACGGCTGATTACTTTCAAAGATTAGATCATAGGCCTGAGCAGCACTTAGTGTATCAGAGCCACCGTCTTCCCAGTCAATAACGATTTCACGACCAACATTTTTTTCTAGTACGGCTGCATATTCTAATGAACCAAAGATGCCTTCCCATGCTGATGCAAAACTTTTGCCTTTGGCAATCTCACCGTCAATGAATGCCTTGGTGCCATCTTGACGCAACTGCCCAATAATAGTTTCTGGACCCATGTTGAGCGCACGAATTGCTGACGGATACAGCGAGTTAATATCTAGTGAACCGATCCACTCATGAATACCTTTCTTAGGATAGGCAACATACGCACCAGCAGCCTGATTACTAAAGCCTTCTTCACGAGATATTCTATTAGGAACAATCATTCCACGCTTGTGAGCTTCGTTAATAATGGCCTGCTCAGTAACAGCTACCGCACCCATTGTGGTCTGCAACAATACAGTACATTCATGTGCCAGGGTGTTAGCAAGATCCAAGAACTTTAGCTTCTTGTCTAGTTTTTCTAACAGCATACAGTCTTGTCTGTTGTATTCGATAAATCTACGGAAATCGTTGTTGTACAATTGATCCAGTGTGCCTTCGTACACAGTCTTGTTTTCACCGATCTCCATCTCTCCAATAGCATCCAGTCGATAGGTATGGCGTTCTTCGTATGTGTACTTGCGATATAGTTCAAGACTGTCTAGGTGTACACGGCCAATTAGATCGTATGTGACAGCGGCCTTGCCGTATTTTTCATACTCTCGTTTCTTGGGGAATTGATCCCACAAGCAGAATCTGCGTGTGTCCTCTTTGCTCAAAACTTTGGTCACACGATTAACTGTGTAAGGAATATCAAAGCCTTCCGAATTCCAACCACTTAGCACATCTGCATCTTGAATTAGATCCAAGAACATGTCTAACATATCTGCTTCGTTATCAAACAAATACGTGTTAGGAAACTCTTCAACCTGACGCTTTGCTTCTTCCATACTTAATGTCTTGGGAGGAATTGCCAAACAGACCATAGTCTGCATCCATTGTAGGTAAACAGCGATTGCAGTAATAGGCATGAACGCATCTTCTGGACTTGCGTAGCCACGTTCTGGATCAAAGTCTACTTCAATATCGAAGAACGCTACATTTAGCTTAGGTGCATCAACATTAAGGTAATTGTCTTCTAGACAACGGTAAATGGGATTGATATCGCTTTCAAACAGTTTTTTGTTTGAATGAATTGCAAGTTCTTTACGATGTTCTTTGACATTTTTAGAACTTACTCGTGAAAGAGGTTGTCCAAAAATACTTGTAAATTTACCCTTGGCATCCGGGTAATAAAATATATGACGGGCAGGATATTCTTTATAATGTCGTTCGCCTTTATCATTGCGTTCAACAACATTGATCATATCCTGCTCTCTATTATAGAAAGCGTCTACGTAACTCAAATTTTTCTCCTATGTCTTTTGTGGCAGACAAATACCGAATGTGCGGTTTATGGCCCAGCCTACCTTCTTACTTTATTTAATTAATTAGCATTCTTGCTAGACCAACACTGTCTATTGTGGTAAGCAAGATGTAGTTAGCCAACATGCCAAAAGATTTCCTAGTCCAACTAGCCCAAGCATACATAGCACAACCAAGGATCCATATGGGATAAAGAGTAAGTAGCGGAGGTGTAGGGACTGTAAGCGCCATAGTAATGGAGCAGCCAATACTAATAGCCCAAGCAAGCAACTCAATAACAAAGCGAATTCTGTTAGACTTAAAGTCATCTTTTATCCACTGTATTGTCGGTGCAAAAATTGTGTCTATCATTCAGGCAGACGTTTAGTTACGCCAAGAATCATTTCAATGTCATTCCATTCTTGTTCGTGATCTTTCCAATTGTCTTTGTGTGCAATGGTAATTGCTTTGTTAATAACTGATGGTTTGATTTGCAATTCTTCTGCAACAGCTTTAACAGTTTCCTTAAGACCTTCTTTGAGATCTTCTACTTCACGTAACACATTGCCACCTTCGTTGATAAGACGTTCTAGTTTGGCTTTTTCTTCGGGACCGTACATTCTCGTTGACATAATTTTCTCCTATATAGCTATTATATAGTCAAAGAAAAAGCCGGTCAACTAAATTGCCGGCTTTTGAGTACGATTGGTTGAATTACTTTTGATCTTCGCTTAGTACATCGTACATTTCGAATACACCACCCATACGCTCGTATACCATGCCTGCATATACATCGGCTTTTATACCTTCACCAATTTTTTGTTTAGCAACACGTTGAGCCCATGCAAACAATTCTTGATCAACTGCATCAATTTGTTGTTGGCCGCCACTTTCTTGCACAAGTTTGATCATGTCTTTGAATGATAGAATGTTTTCAATTGACTCTTTAACAGTCTTCTTTTTACCAAAGAATTTTTCTTGAGCAGCACTCATTCCCTTTTTGCCGTCTTTCTTGTCGCCACCTTTGTCAGCAACTGCTTTCTTCATTGGCTCTTTTTTGTCGCCGTCTTTGTCCATATCTAAGAAGTCAGGCTTAGCACCTTCGTCCATGATCTTGGCCATTTTCTTTTTCTTATCTTCTTTTTTCTTCTTAGCTTCGGCTTCGCTTTCTTCTTTCTTAGCCTCAACCATCTTCATAAACTTAGATTTAAATTCTGGCTCAATCGATTCTTTTTTAGTGTTATCGAATTTCTTGCCGCCTTCCATACCCCAAGTGCCGGTCTTAGATTTTTTCTGTTCTGGAGCATCTTTCTTTTCGCTAGCAGATTTAGACTTAGCACCCGATTTTGGTTCTGAGTGCTCTTCGTCGCTGTATCTACCTGGATTTTCTGTATGCTTAGTAACACCTTTCTTGGAACGATCAATAGTTCCACCAGTAGAAGATTTTTCTTCTTTGACTTTTTCATTTTTCTTTTCTTCGTCTGCTTTTTTCTTGGCTTCAGCTACATATGTAGACCGTCCACTTAGTACACGTAATTGTGCATCTTCGTTTAGTTGAACAGCTTTGTCCAATACTGGTGCAGCCGGTGTCTGTGGAGGAGCTTCCATGCTGTCTAGTTTGCTGATGATTGATTTAAAATCCATTTTTATCTTCCTTGATATTTTATTTCTAGCCACTGCTCGCACAGATTGCTTTTAATTTCGTACTGCACTGATTCTTCAAATTCTCTAGGACCCTGATTAACGGCACCGTGTGCTTGAGATTCGTAATCCATCTTCTCGTGAACAGAATTTAAATGATCGTTGGCCACAGAGATATAACTGCTGATCCAACCATCTAAATTATCGCCTTCTTTAATCATACGATAAACAGCCATTGCATTCTTAGCTATTTGAGCTAGCTCTGCTTTTGCCATACTTGCTTCGTGATCGTGTTTTTTAAAGTCCATACTGTATTTATCTTCTTAATATATTTTCGCGAGGCTTCTTAGTCTTGGTTTTTTTAGCAGATTTCTGCTGATAACTGCCCCCAAAAAGAGTACCTACATTTGTTCCAGACCCGCCTTTAATAACAGTAGCAACATCTCCTGCACCTATACCTGACGCTGTCTCGAACAATTCTTTTATTTTCATACTATGTTATTTATAATTAAGAAGAGCCACCGCCAACTAGATCACCTTGTTTAGCCGGCTTATTTGCCTTAGGACCTTTGTTGCGCCACTGACCTGCTGGGCCTTCTTTGTGCCCAACTTTTGCTCCGGCAAATGGAATCTTGCGTTTTTCAGAAACAAATTCGTGGGCTCTCATTTCTTTTTAGCCCTTCCAGCTTTCATGTTGGCCAGCCAGTGTGCTAGTTGCCCTTTGCGCCCACCTTGTTTGGCAGTTTTACGTAGGGAACTCACTGATGCTTTAGTGTTGATGCCGTGACGTTTGCTGTCGCCTTTGTCTTGCGGATTCTTTCCATCAGCAAAGTTTTCAGCCAACTGATTCAATTTTCTGTAATAATCTCCCCCTATGCTCATTTTTGCTTGTTTGTATAACATCATTAATTGCGCAGATTGAGATCTGACATAAGGGGTACTAGGAAGTGAGGACATTTTTTCTATGGCCAATCTCATGGCCTCAACTCCTGAATCAGCATCGATGGCTAATTTATCTTTTATTATTTGTTGTACATCTTTATCTGTAATTTTTAATTCTGTTACAACATCTTCGCCAAACTCTTTTCCCTGTAGTTTAACACCTACAATGTCTTGTATCAGTTTCCAAGCTAGACCCTTCTTACCTTTTTCTAGCAGTTGCTTGAACATAGTTTTTTGTTCTTCGTCGGCCATGTTAAAGAACTTGGCCAGCTCCATCATGCCAATGTTACCAGGATATGAAGCTTCGTGATTTATGCTTTCGCCGCCGCCATCACCGCCGCTTCCACTAC